CAATTGAAAAAATTATATGGGAATTTGAAATTAATCAAACTAAATTAGGCCATGATTCTATCCACAAAATGGCTGGTGATATTATTCCTGAAGAATTTGATATAGTCCATTGTCATGTAGCTAATTTAGCAATTAGCTTACAAGAAAGAGGTATACCTTATATTTACCAATTACATGATCACCATGTATTACATTATGGTAAAGAATCTCGTGTATATAAAGAAAATTTACAAGCCATAGAGGGTTCATTAATATCTTTAATGCCTGCTAATTGGTTAGTTGATTATTTTAACCACCCAAAATGCGTTTATTTTTCTCATGGTGTAAACACTGATGATTTTTACCATAAATCTTACCACCCACTCCCCACTAATCCAAAATTATTAATGTTAGCTAATAATGGTTTAGGAGGTGATCATACGTTTGATAGAAAAGGATTTGAATATGGTTTAGGATTAGCTATGATGAATGATTTAGAAATTACTATAGCTGGACCTTCCAATAATAAAAATTTTTTTAATGGTCATCTTTGGATGTTAGGTTATTCTAAACTAAATTTAGTATTTGATACACCTAATAATAAACTATTAAATTTATTCCACCACCACGATATTTTTCTTCACCCAACCATGTTAGAGGCAGGCCATCCAAATTTAACAATGGTTGAAGCTATGGCTGCAGGTTTACCCGTTATAGCTGATTGGGAAATGGAAGTTGATTTGCATGGGTGTTGGAGAGCCCCACGTGATATATTTAAAATGGATCAAGGGTTAAAAGATATATTAAATAATTGGAAATCTTATAAGAATCAATGTTTAAAAACCTCAAATAGATTATCATGGTATAATCGTAGTAAAGAAATTATCAAAATATACAATCAGTTTTTATGAAAGAAGTTTTAATTAAAGAATATAATAACCTAAAGAAAACAACCATAAAATCTAAAATTGGAGATTATGTATTTAAATTAAATTTTATTAATAATTCTACTTTAGAAATTTTAGGTGAAAAAGAAGGAAAATTTAATATCCAATTTATTAATCAGGATAACGGAAAAATAGTTTATGAAACCACAATTACTAATAATATGTGGACTAAATGCACTAAACAATATTTTGTAAATTATTTAGTAAAAGTTAAAGATGTAGATAGTGGAAATATTATATATGAACACTCATATAATGCCGAGGGAAAAAAAGTTTACATCCACTTTGCTTCTAAAGCAATAGGTGATACTTTAGCATGGTTTCCTTATGCCGAAGAATTTAGAAAAAAACACAATTGCGATTTAATTGTTTCTACTTTTTATAATGAATGGTTTGAAGAAAATTACCCTAACATAAAATTTATAAAACCTGGAACCGAAGTATTTGATTTATATGCTATGTACGAAGTTGGTTGGCATTATAATGAAGATAATACTATAAATTATGAAACTAACCCTAGTGATTTTAGAAAATATAGTTTACAAGAATGTAGTGCAGATATTCTAGGTATAGATTATAATGAAATAAAACCTAACTTAACATTTAAAAATGTAGGGGATAAAATTAAAGAAAAATATGTATGTATAGCACCTCATGGATCTGCTCATGCTAAGTACTGGAACACCCCAGGAGGTTGGCAAACTATTATTGATTATTTAAATGGTAAAGGTTATAAAGTTGTAATGATTACCAAAGAACCTTTAGGAGATAAATGGCATGATTCCAAATTAGGTGGAACTTTAACAGGGGTAATTGATAAAACTGGAGATTATTCTTTAGCTGAAAGAGCTAATGATATGATGAATGCTGAATTTTTTATAGGTATAGGCAGTGGGTTAAGTTGGTTAAACTGGGCATTAAATAAAAAAACAATCCTAATATCAGGATTTAGTGCCCCTTTTAGTGAATTTAAAGATTGCGAAAGAATATTTACTCCTGATCTTAACACTTGTAATAGTTGTTATAACAAAGAAAAATTAGATCCCGGAGATTGGGAATGGTGTCCCAAAAACAAGAACACAGAAAAACAGTTTGAATGTACTAAATCAATCCATCCTGAATTAATAATTAAAGCTATTGAAAGAATAAAAAATTCTTGATATTTATAAACAAAACCACAAATGGCAAATACACTTTCAAAAAATAACATTACAGATGGAAATGCGGTAGAAGCATGGAACGTAACTCAATCTGTAGATGCATTCACAGGAATAGCACCTTATGATATAACCCTCTCAGGCTCTATGGAATTTGAAGGTCCTGTAACTTCAACAGATTTTGGGTTTACAGGGAGTTTAATAGGTGATGTAAATGGGACAGCATCATATGCTACCCCAATATTGGGTAGTAATGTAATATCAAGTTCAGCACAAATATCATCCGATATAAGTGGCTCTTTTATCCAAGCATCCTATTTAACATTAGGAACTAATACAGATTTAACCAATGAAAGAGTATTAACAGCTGGATCTAATATCACATTTACAGATGGTGGGGTCGGTAGTACCTTAACCATAAATGGCTCTGATAGTGGTGTTACATCTGTAACAGGTACATCCCCCGTGGTTTCATCAGGAGGTACTACTCCTGCAATTTCAATGGCCGCCGCAACTACCTCAACAAATGGATATTTAACATCTACCGATTGGAATACTTTTAATAATAAAACTGACAATGCAGGTACAATTACATCCGTAACAGGCACATCCCCTATTGTTTCATCAGGAGGTACTACACCAGCTATTAGTTTAGCTAATACAACGGTAGCAGCAGGTGTTTATACTAATACGGACTTAACTGTAGATGCACAAGGTAGAATAACAGCCGCGTCAAGTGGAACTAGTGGTGGTGTTACTTCTATAGTAGCAGGAACAAATGTTACTATTTCCCCTGTAGGAGGAACTGGTGCAGTTACTATTAACTCATCAGGTGGTGGTGGTGGAGGTTCATCTATTACTGATGGTACTTCTACATTGGATTTTGATGGTAGTAATAACTTACAATTAGATACAACATTTCTCCCATCATCAGATGGGCAGTTCGATTTAGGAAATGCTTCTCAAAAATGGAGAGATTTATACCTAACAGATTCAACAATATATTTAGGAACAGATCAAATATCTATATTAGATAATATGTTAGCCTTTAATGGTGACCCAGATTTACCAAATAATATTGTAGGTAATGCAGCAACAGCAACTTCAGCTACAACCGCAACAACAGCAACAACAGCACTAAATGTAACAGCATCTGTTAGTGTTAATAATGCAGGAGCAATACCACAATCACCTAGTTTATTATTATTTTCTGGAGTAGTTGCAGGTGGTGCTAGTTTTTCATCTACAAGGTTTTCAACTGAATTAACAGGTAAAACTTTAGGAACTGATTGTTTTATTACACTTACGTACTTTTCTCCACCAGCAGAACCATCTTCACTTACTGTCGCTCTTTCTTCTGGAACAATAGAGGTAACTGATTTAGCATCAGCAGGAGGATTTAGCTTTATGGGGCAAATATGGTATTATTAAAACTAATATAATTTTAACAAATAATTTAATATTTATAATAAGATGGAAAAGAAAGTTTTAACAGAAGAAGAAATTAAAAATTTAAAAGATTTAAAATCCCGCTTTCAACAACTAACAGTTGTTTTAGGGGAAACCGAAATTCAAATGATGAATTTAGAATTTACAAAAAATAATTTAAAGCAACAATTTGCTGATATCCAATCACAAGAAGTAACTTTAGCTAAAGAACTAGAAGAAAAGTATGGAAAAGGATCCATTTCTTTAGAGTCTGGCGAGTTTTTACCAACTAAATAAAATTTTGAAGAACTTTAATATATTTATCATAAAACAATCATAAAATGGCAGAAACATTATTATCACCAGGTGTATTAGCGAGAGAAAACGATCAATCGCAAATCACAGCCCAACCTATACAAGCCGGAGCCGCTATAATAGGCCCCACAGTATTAGGTAAAGTAAATATTCCAACTTTAGTAACAACTTATAGTGAGTACTTAGCTAACTTTGGTAGTACTTTCTCAAGTGCTTCTGATGAATATAGCTTTTTAACATCTATATCAGCTTTTAACTACTTCCAAAATGGAGGTACTTCTTTAATTGTAACTAGAGTAGCATCAGGATCATTTAGCCCAGCAACTTCATCTAACGTAGAAGGTAATACTGGTTTAAATGGAGGTATTCAAACATTTACTACTGGGGCATTTAATGCTACAGGATCTGTAGGTGGAACAGTTACAGGTGTAAAAGAAAATTCAACTGATGGGGTAGGAACAGGAGCAGAATTTACATTTGTATTATCTAACTCAGAATCATTTGCTTCAATTACAGTAACATCAACAGGTTCAGATTATGCTGCAGGAGAAATACTTACATTTACTTCAGAATCATTAGGTGCGACAAAACCACTCGGAACAGATTTATCATTAACATTAGCTGCTGGTAATATTCAAGAAGGAAATAATGTATTTACATTAGAAACTTTAGCTGAAGGTGATGTAATGAATAGTACATCTGCAGAAGGAGCAGGAGGAACATTACCATTAGGAACAAGAAACAACGTAAGATGGGAAATTACTTCCCCAAATATTGCAAGAGGTGTATTTACTGTAGTCGTTAGACAAGGTAATGATACAACAAAATCAAAATCAGTACTAGAATCATTTACTAATGTTTCTTTAGACCCAAAATCATCAAATTATATTGCTAGGGTAATTGGTGATTCAACAACAAACTTATTAGGAGCAGGTTCATCTGATCCATATTTACAATCAACAGGTTCATATCCAAATGCTTCAAGATACATAAGAGTAAAAGAAGTAAACGTCAAAACACCAGATTATTTTGATAATAATGGAAATGTAAATCCTGCATATACAGGATCAATTCCAGTAGCTCAAAGTGGTTCATTTGGAGATGCTGCAGGAGAAATTACAGGTGCAGGAGATAATTTTTATCAAAATATTGATAATAATGATACTCAGGGATTAACAGGTACTGATTATACAGATGCAATTAATTTATTAGCAAACGCGGATGAATACGTGTATAATATAATCACTACACCAGGATTAATATATGCTAATGCTGATCATGCAACACCATTAAATACGCTAATAGCAAATACTGAAAATAGAGGAGATGCAATTACAGTAATTGATCTTGAAAATTATGGATCATCAATTACAGCAGTTAATTCAACAGCAGCTAGTTTAGATACTTCATACGCCGCTTCATATTGGCCATGGGTACAAATTACAGACCCAGATACGGCACAATTAGTATGGGCACCAGCAGGAGCATTAATTCCAGGAGTTTTTGCTTATACTGATAGAGTAGCTGAGCCATGGTTTGCACCTGCAGGTATTAATAGAGGTGGATTAGGAACAGTAAGACAAGCTGAAAGAAAATTAACTCAAGCAAATAGAGATACTTTATATATTAATAAGGTAAACCCAATAGCAACATTCCCAGGACAAGGCGTTACAGTATTTGGACAAAAAACACTCCAAACACAAGCAAGTGCTTTAGATAGAGTAAATGTTAGAAGGTTATTAATCGCATTGAAATCTTATATAGCACAAATTTCTGATAACCTAGTATTTGAACAAAATACAGCAGCTACAAGAAATCAATTCTTAAGCCAAGTAAATCCATACCTAGAATCAGTTCAACAAAGACAAGGATTATATGCTTTTAAGGTAGTAATGGATGCTACTAATAACACACCAGATGTTATTGATAGAAACCAATTAATAGGTGCTATTTATTTACAACCTACTAAAACGGCTGAATTCATTTACTTAGATTTCAACATTCTTCCAACAGGAGCAACTTTCCCATCGTAAGAATTTAAAGGTATAATATTTATAACTGAATAAAAAAAATAAACACAAATAAAAATGGCAGTACTAGATCCAAACGAAATATTTTTCACAGCATTTGAACCAAAACAAGCAAATAGGTTTATCATGTATGTAGATGGAATTCCATCATATATGATTAAAGAGTTTGGAGAAGTGAAAATCGAGCAAGCAGAAGTTACCTTAAATCACATTAACGTTCAACGTAAAGTTAAAGGTAAATCAACATGGAGTGACGTAACAATGAAACTTTATGACCCAATTACACCTTCAGGAGCTCAAGCAGTGATGGAGTGGGTAAGATTACACCATGAATCAGTAACAGGTAGAGATGGTTATAGTGATTTCTATAAGAAGGATGTTACAGTAAATGTATTAGGTCCAGTTGGTGATGTAGTTTCTGAATGGATTTTAAAAGGTGCATTTATTAAAGATGCAACATTCGATGGATACAATTGGGATACAGATGCTCAAGCACAATCTATTGGTTTAACATTAGCTATAGATTACGCAGTATTAAATTTCTAAAAAAACCGTTAAATATTTTTAAAGAGAGCTTGGCTTATGTCAAGCTCTTTTGTATCGTTAGTATGTATTAACGTAATAAAGTTATAATAAATAAAAACTATGGAAGAAAACGCATTAAAGTTTCCCACCGAAACTATTGATTTGCCCTCAAAAGGTTTAATCTATCCCGAAGACAACCCCCTCTCAAGTGGGGTAATTGAAATGAAATATATGACCGCCAAGGAAGAAGATATTCTTTCGAATCAATCATATATTAACAATGGAACAGTTATTGATAAACTATTAAAATCTTTAATTGTAACAAAATGTAATTATAATGATCTTATTGTAGGAGATAAGAATGCAGTTATGGTTGCAGCCCGTGTCTTAGGATATGGTAAAGATTATAAATTCCAGTATAAAGGAGAAGAAGTTGAGGTTGATTTAAGTACATTAGAAAATAAAGAATTTGATGAAAGTTCTATTATTAAAGGACAAAATGAATTTAAATTTACACTACCTAATTCAGGTACAGAAATTTCATATAAACTTTTATCTCATAAAGATGAAATGGCTATTGAAGCTGAACTTAAAGGTTTAAAAAAGATTAATAAAAAAGATGATCCATTAGTTTCTACTCGTTTAAAACAAATGATTATTTCCGTAAATGGAGATTCTGAACGTAAGACGGTGCGTGAATTTGTAGACACATACTTCTTAGCGATGGATGCAAGAGCATTTAGAAAACACGTACAAGGACATCAACCTGACGTAGATTTATTAACCCAAATAGAATTAAGTGACGGTGTGGAGGACGTTGTCATTCCCATTACTGTCAACTTTTTTTGGCCTGACGCAAACCTATAGAATTTCATTATTCGCCCAAATCCATGAGATAGTGTTTCATGGAAATGGAGGGTATGATTGGCATACCGTGTACAACATGCCTATCTGGCTACGTAATTTCACATTTAATAAAATGAGAGAACACTATGATAGAGAGGCGGCAGAAGTAAAAAAAGCACAAGGTAAATCCTCAACAGGAAATACCGTTATAAATTCTGAGGGTAAGGTTGAAGCCCCTCAACATATAAAAACAGCAAAGAAATCTCCAACGTATGTAGCGAAGGCATCAAAGAAATGATGCCTTCCTATATTTATAATCAAAACAACCCATGATTGGTAAGGACGGTTTAGAAAATCAGAAAAACATTAATAAAGAGCTAGATGCTACCCAAAAAGCACTACGTGAGGCTAATGCTAAAGCTGCCCAACTTACTGAAGAGTCTAGATCACTTACTGCAGAATTAAAAGATCAATTAGGTATTAGATCTAGAAATAATGAGGGTGAAAGAACACTTCTTTCTCTTTCACAGAGTATAACAAAATCAGCACAACAAAATAAAGTTGCATTAAGAGAATCAGGTGATATCACCAAGCAACTCGGAAAAGATGAAAAAACTTTAGAAGCAGCTAAAAGAGAACAATTAATTCTTTCAAATTCTATTCTTGGAACTGATACAGATTTAAATAAATTAATACAAGAAGAAGCTGATGGGATTGTAGATGCTAACTCCGCACGGATGGTTTCTATATCTGAAATTGATAAATTAAAACAACAACTTGTAGGTGCTTCTAAAGAAGAGGAAAAGGCAATTCTATCCTCCATTTCAACAGAACAAGAAAAACTTTCTACTGCAGAAGAAGATTTATCATTAGCATTAGAAAATGCCGATGCTGAATCCCAACGTTTAGCTTTAGGAAAACAATTAGTTATAGCCGCAGGAAAAAATGTGGCCGAAGGACAAAAACAACAAAAAGCCCAAGATAAAATTAATAAGTCTATGGGTGTTGCCGGAGGCTTAGTTGCGGGGTTAAATGCTGTAGCAGGTAAATTTGCAGGAGCGTTTGGGTTGAAGGAAGTTGAGGCTGAAATGAGAAAAGTTGCAGCCGCAACCGTAGATGCTGAAGGAAAAGTAAATAGACTTAAAACACTTGGTGCAGGATTAAAAGTAGCATTTAAAAATTTCGGTGATACTTTAACTGATCCATCTGTAATCTTTGGAGCCCTAATGAAAGGGTTTACTGCAGTTGAAAAAGAACAACAAAATTTTAGAAGACTAACAGGACAAAGTGCTGATGCTTTTAGAGGTATAAATGGTAGTTTAACTACTACATCTGAGTATCTTGCGGGTATGGTTACCTTAACTAAAGAGTTAGGAGTAAATGCTAATGTTGTTTTTTCTCCTGAAAATGTCACAACTGTAGCCGAATTAACTGCAAATATGGGCATGGCTGGTAAGGAAGCAGCAAATTTAGCAGCATTGTCTAAAGTTTCAGGTACAAACCTTCAAGATAATCTTAAATCAACCGAAGGCCAGTTCCAAAACTTTGTTAAAACAAACAAAGTCGCACTTAATTTTGGTCAAGTATTAAGTGGGGTTGCAAACGCATCAGATTCTGTAAAACTTTCCTTAGGGGGTAGTCAAGAAGCTATAGGTGAGGCAGTAATGGAAGCCCAGAAATTAGGTTTGTCTCTTGATCAAGTAGATAAAATTGCAGGTAGCTTATTAAATTTCCAGTCATCTATTGAAGCTGAAATGGAGGCTGAGTTATTAACGGGTCAATCAATAAATCTAGAAAAAGCAAGAGAATTAGCTTTAAATAATGATTTAGCGGGTGTTGCAAAAGAAATAGGTAATAATCAAGCAGTAATACAAGCATTTTCTAGTGGTAATAGACTAGCTCAAGAGGCCACAGCTAAAGCTATGGGGATGACTCGTGAGGAAATGTCTGGAATGATTCTTCAACAAAAACTATCCGAGGATCTTTCAGTAGAACAAGCAGCAGCCGCAGCAGGTATTTCCGTAGAAGAAGCTCAACGATTAACAACCCAACAACAAATTACAAAATCTATAGAAAAAATGACTCAAGCTTTAGCTCCTGTTATAGGATTTTTTGCTAGTTTATTATCAAATTCTATGGTATTATATACTGTTATAGCGGCATTAGCAACAGTTTATGCTACAAAGTTAGTAGTTTCAATAAGCAACACATTGACTATGTTAGGCCTCCAAACAGCAGCACAAGAAAAAGATAGTGCATCAAAAATAAGAGGTACCTTAATATCTATAAAAGATACTGCAGTTAAATATGCCTCAATAGCAGCAACAGCTGCGTGGAATGCTATTACTTCTATTGGAACAGCAATACAAAATTCATCTGTATTGTCTTTTATAAAAAAAGGAGCAATTTTAGTAGCAACAACAGCATATAAATATGCCTCAATAGCAGCACAGGCAACATGGAATATTGTTACGGGTGCTGGGAATTTAATAATGGCTGCTGGAAATGTTCTAATGAATACTCAACTAGGTAGATATATAGCATTAAATGCCCAAAAATTAATAGATGTTATTAGAACTTATGCATCTGCAGGTGCAACAACAGCACAAGCAGTAGCTAATACTGGTTTGGCGGCGTCACAAACAGCAGTTGGTACTACAGGAGCAGCAGCAGGTGGAGGAATGGCAGCTGCAGGATTAGGTTTAGGAGCATTTGGTACAGCAGCAGCACCTGCAATACCAATTATCTTAGCAATTGGAGCAGCTTTACTAATGGCATCACCTGCCATTTATGCATTTTCATTTGTAATTGAAGCATTAGGTAATGTTATTATAGGTGTATTACAATCAGTTCCCCCAATTATAACAGCTATTGCTAATGGGTTCGTTACGATGATGGGTGCTATTACATTTGAGAAGGTAGCATTATTACCTTTATTAGGATTAGGTTTTGTAGCTTTAGCAGCAGGAGTTATTGCAATGGCTATTGCTACACCATTTATCCCAATAGCAGCATTTGGTTTATGGTTATTATCATATGCACTTGAACCTTTAGGAGAATCTATAGAAAAATTAGCACCTAATCTAGTTGCATTATCTTCAGGTTTGGTTTCACTTGCGGGTATTGCACCCACACTTTTTGCAGTAGGTGCTGGTTTAGGAGCTATTTCTTTGGGATTAGCATCAATGGCACTTACAGGATTATTAGCATTACCTGTTATAGGAGCTTTAACAGCATTAGGTGCTGTAGGTGGAGGTTCAATGTTTGGGGGAAGCGAAGAATCAGGAGGTGAAAGTAGTGGAGGTAGTTCAACTATGGCAGGAGTAGAAGCTAAATTAGATAAATTAATTTCAATAGTAGAAGCAGGAGGAGATGTATTTATTGATGGTAATAAAGTAGGAAAAACAATACAATTGTCATCCTCTAAAATGGGTTAATATTTATAACAAAATAAAATAAAAATATAAAATTATGGCAACATCATTATTAAACAAATTACAAAACGCAGGATCAACTTTATCTGGATTAGATGGAGCAACCCCAACAGTACCAGATTTTGCATTATCAAAATTACATGATACTTATTCAATTAACGATATCCCAGTTATTCCTAATAAACCAAGTCCTTCACAATTAGATTTAAATGGAGTAACTCCAACTTATAATTATAGAGACAACACACCTGAAGGTTCATCATTTTAATAGATAATATATGGCTTTAATAGACCTAAATACAAATTTAAGGTCATTAAAGTTTGGTTTAGGACAAGCATCAGATAAACCTGGAGGTGGATATAGTAATCAACCTTATATTGTAAAACCTATACCAGACTATGATGATGATGGTTCCAATATTTTTAATACTGGAGGTCCTGATAGTTTACTGCGTGGGGGTTTAATGGCTCCTATTAAATCTATTGATGATGTAAGTCGATTAACACAAATGTTTTTCGATTTAAAATCCCCCAATGGTTTATTATTTA